CAAGATATAGAATTGCTGGATTGGATGTTGTTGAGAACTCAGCAGCGGAAATTCTTACAGGACTTTAATCTTTTGAGGCTTTCGAGCCTCATTTGTTTTATTGAAGAGCGATGCTAGTGTTTGTGTTAGTTGGTTCTATTTAATACATTCCTAAAAATGTAAAGTCTTCATATTTTTCACTACAACTACACTCTATATTATTAGTTTCGCCCACTGGTTCACATTCACACTTACATAGTTTTTCAAATGCAAACTCTTCCATTCTCTCAGCTATCTCATCATAAGATACTGGAACTTCTTCTATTAGTCCATCTTCATTCTTATATTGAAAAATAATTATACTCATTATCCTATATCCTCAAACTCTTCTTCAAGATTATGCAATCTCTCTTCCCTATCTAAAAGTAATTTATGAAACAAAAACTTGGTTTCGCTTTCATCTAACTTAAATGAAGTAATAGATTCTAGAGGTACACCATCTTTTATATCTGCTTTATAGCTAAACGAGTGAAGTCCTTCTTGAGGAACATTTGACATATCTTCTAGTAGTTTAGAAAGTTTTGTTATTTTATCTTTAACTATTAATGCTTTATTAAAATCTGATTCTTTCATAATAAGTACCTCTTAAACAAGAGATACTGAACCACTAAATGAATCAACCATTAGTGTTAAAGTTTGTCTTTTGAATTTGATTTGGTGCTTATTTGAACCTTGACCGATTACTTCTCTTCTTTCGCCTCTGTAACTTATAGACTCTCTGTGTAAATGTTTCATCTCTTATCCTTTTTATACCCTAATTATACACCCGTTAAAAACTAAAGTCCTTGACCTATATCAAGAAAATAAAACTTATGCTATAATTAGGCAGACTTAAATTTATATAGGAGATAGATTATGGGAAGACCTAGGAAGAAACCAATTACTAAAGAAGTAGTTAAAGAAGAAACAGAAGCGATTAAAACTGTTGAAGTTGAAAAACCAGCTACTAAAGTAGTTAAAGACTATTCTTTCAAGGTTAGAAAGTTAATTAGAAACCCGATGAAGTTATCTTTATCTATAGTTCTAAGAGACTTTGAGCCATATACTCTTACAACAGCACAGTTAAATGATGAAATCTTTATGAAACATATAAAGAAACTTATCTCCATTAAAAAGATAGAGAGAGTTTAAATGGCTACAGTTATAGAATCTCCAACAACTCAAGAGATAATAAAAGTTCTTAGATTGGTTATGGAAATTCCAGATAACTGTATAGAAGTAGAGATAAAGCTAAGTATTGATAATGCTCCGATTATAAAAACAACAATGTTTGCAGAAAAACCTAAAGGTAGATAATGGCTTTCATAGATGACTTCAAAGCAAAGTTTCCAGAGTTCGATACAACTAAAGTAGATGATTACTTTGCGACAAGCGAAGATGATTATCAGTGCTATTTTGGCGCTATCTATCAAGAGGACAATGGCTGTAATGACTTAGCGATACTTATGCTTCAGGCTCATCTGTTTACTATCAATAATAAGAGTGGCACTTCTTCTATAAAAGACGCAGTATCTAAATCTGTTGATGGAGTAAGCGTTTCTTTTGCAACTCCGGCAACGACAAACTCTAATGATCTGTTTTTCTCATCAACTAAATATGGTCAGCGTTATTTGCAACTCAGAGCATTTAACTTTGGCGGTGTATTCGTATAATGTTTTTAGGTAAATAAAATGAATGAATTAAAAAGAAAGAAAAAGTTTGATTTACCTAAGAAGATTAATACAATAGAAAACACATCAATTAAAGTAGGTTTTCCAGCAGTTAAAAAAGAAACCCACTCAGAAGATAATCAAGAGGTCTCAGCGGTCTTTAAAGCTACTGTTAATAACTTTGGTCTAGGTGTACCAAAAAGACCTTTCATGGCAATATCTTTTGCTAAAAATAAATCCACATATAAAAAGTTAATTTTAAAAGAGTTAGGCAAAATAGAAAAACTTGATTTCGTAAAATTTGCTAATAAATTGGGAATACTAGGACAAGGGCATGTTCAAAAAGAAATCACAGCATTGAGAAGTCCGGCAAATAACCCAGTAACGATAAGCGCCAAAGGAAGTTCAAACCCTTTAATAAACACAGGTCATATGTTACAATCAGTAACTTTTGCAGTAGGTAAATTATGATTGATTTTGAATTATACGAAGAAGTAATAACAGAGTTTTCGCAAGATTTTGAGTTCACTAGATTTATTACTACTGTTGTGACAGGTAGAGAAGTAAGAACACCGCAAACTCCAACTTCAATTAACTGCTATATTCATCCGGCATCTAATGAAGATATCAAAGCCATAGCACAAGACGGTTATCACTTAGAAGATATGGTAAAGATTTTTGCTCCGGTTGATGCAGATATATTAACGGATGATTATGTTTCTTATAGATCACAAAACTATCGTGTAATGAAAACAAATATCAAAGTAGTCGGTGATTATAGTAAGTTCTTCGCTGAACTTGTAAAGGATTAGAATGATTGATTTTAGAATACCTATTGTTAATTATATAGAAGATGTTTTAAATGACATTGATGTATTTGACGGAGCATTGACTTTTAAAGCACCAGAAGATGACTATGTAACATTCTATATACTAAATGAAGAAAAAGCAAGTTTCATCAACAATACAAGTCTCACAATCAATCAATCCGACAATACAAAACTAGACGAAAAATACACTCCATTAACAATAGTGACAATGAGTTTAGATATTCGTGGTGCAAATAGTTTTTTAAATGCTAGAAATTTATACAATAGTTTTGATACAATATCAAATAAGGAACTTTTGAGCAATCAAGGTGTTTCTTTTATGGCTTTAGGTGCAATGGCTTCACTTCCTCAATTAAAAAACACCAGGGAAGAAGAAGGTTATTTATTTGACTTCATTTTTAGCTATGATAATAGTCATATTAGTGAAGTAATACTTGTCGATGTAGTTTCAGTTAGTGGAACTATATCCATTTCAACATAAGGAAAACAAAATGGCATTAAATCGTAGAGCTGTCCTAACTGATGTACAAAAAGAGTTAGCGACAACATTTATTGATATAAACAAGGCGGTAGGTCTAATCACAGACACAACTATAATTACAGAGCAGAAGAGATTATACACTACTATCGAAGAAGTAGGCGAGGACTTTCTCGCAACTTCAGAAGCTTATGCAATGGCAAAGGCTTATTTTAGTGAGGGTGCAACAACTCTCTATCTAGTACCAGTAACGGGTGAAAGTTCAGGCAGCTTAACAACTATTGCTATTGCTCCAAATGACTTTATCGCTATTTCAGACGGTGAGTTTGATGTAGATGTAGATTCTGTAACACAATCGATTGCAGCACTAGATTTTACTAGCATCGGAAATATTCAAGATATAGCTGATGTTATAAGTACTGGTCTTATTAGTGCAAGTGCAGGCGCTACTTGTTCAGTTGGTATTGGGAATACATTAGTAATAACTTCTGATACTACAGGGGTGACTTCTATAGTTGATACTATTGCAACTCCAGCAGCGCCAAGTGGCACAGACATATCAGCATTAATTGCTAAATCATTCTTAACAATAAGCGACAAAGATATTATTGGAAAACTTACCGAATTAGAAAACGATAGTACTGCAGGTTTTGGCTTTGTAGTAGTTGGAATGGATAAAGCTTTAGGGCTTACAAATCAAGTAGTCGGAGACGGTGCTGATTTAACACAGTTTGTATTCAACAAAGAGTATGATGTTTTTATTGACTCTAGTGCAGCAGCAGTAATAACTAGCGTTACTACTGATGTAGCTTCAACAAATAAAAACTTCTACGATAATCTAAGCGGTGATGATCTGCTAAGAGTTGGAAATGTATCTTTCTATTATACTGATGTTGCAACTGATTTTGTATCATTCGGTGTAATGGGTAAACTAATGGCTAAAGATATCGGCTCTCAAACTGTAAAGTTTATGAAGCCTAAAAATAGTGATTCAGTAGATATGACAAACTCTGAGCTTCAAAATACTCTTGATAAGAACACAAATGTTTTTACAGGAACAAATGAGCGTGTTGGACAATCTTTCATCAAAGAGGGTACTACTTTAAAAGACGGTGATTTTATTGATACTTCACTAGGCAGTATTTGGATTAAGATTCAATTAGATGAAGCGATTTATAATTTATTAACTATTAAAAAAGTAGGGATTAACTTAGATGGCTTTACTCTATTAGAAAACATCACGCAGCCAGTATTTCAACAAGCGATAAATCAAGGCATCATCGATAACAATGCAGATGTGCCATTTGAGATTGCTTTCACTGCTGGAAATATAGCAAATCGTGAAATCATTGGCACATACTCATACTTTGAAGATGTTGCTGGTCATTTTGTGACAAACACAATTACAATTAAAACGGAGGCTTAATCATGGCTGAACAATTAAAAGGACTATCATCATTCGTATGGGGAGGACTCCCAATGAAAGGACTTGCTGAAAATGCAGTGACTTACGACCTCGGAGAACTTGGGGACACTTTAAGCGCATTGGATACAGTAGTTCACTTAAAGAGAAATCCAAATGCTGTTGTGACTGGAGTAACTTTCAATATTGTTAAAGGAACAGAGGGCTTAAATGAACTTCTTGCTTTAATTCTAACAAAAGTTCCTTATCCATTAACAATGAATGACACAGGAATTAAGTTTAAAGGCTTTATGCCTTCTTCAGGGGCTTCTTTATTTGGGATAGGAGACAGCACAGGATCTTCGGATGTAGAGGCATATAATGTTACTTTCAAAGGTAACCTACAAATACTTAGTTTAGAATAGGCTCTTTTCGAGTCTCTAACCTTTTGAGGCTTTCGAGCCTCAATTAAGAACAAGTCTCTTTATCTTTCCTCTAAAAATAACAGTTTTGTTTTTGTAGGTATCAATCCCGAAGCAATGGATAGACATCAGCATTAAATCAATCCCTTTATGTTTTAATGAAAGTGGGCTGTAATCACAATCACGGATTTCTCTGAATTGGTTATATGACTGCTTATTAAACTTTAAAGTAACAGAGTTTTGAGTTACTGATATCTGCTTGATGCCTCTAAATAAAACTTTGCCAAAAGCAGCTATTATCATATTCTCTCTTTTTTGCTTTCTGAACTTCTTAGTATTTTTCATATTTAATCCTTTCTTCTTTTTTAATGCCCCAATGATACCCCATATAAAAAATAAATACTTTGACTTACATCAAGAAATAGAAATTTAGCTATAATATGCAATAGCATTTTACGAAGTCCATTTTCTCCCTCATTCATCTCCGGTGGGCTTCGTAAAGTGTTAATCAAAGGAGATAAGAAGATGATACTGATAAAAAAAGATTTAAAGACTGTAAAAAATAAACTGTTGTGCGAGCTGGAAGATTATATATTTGATAGTGTAATGCCTTTAATGACTAATGCTTCAAACATGACAGAAGAAAAACAAGAGCAACTTTCAACAGAGATGATGAAGAGTGTAATGGATGCCATAAAAGATAACAGCATCCGCTTTGCAACGATTTGTTATACAGATGAAAACGGTCAATCGTTAAGTGAAGAAGATTTACAAGAGATCCCTTTGAAGCTAAAAGTGTTCCAAGAGTGCTTACCTGAAATCATGGAAATCATGGCTGACTATTTACAGAATGAGGATTCAGCAGAACAGGGAAAGCCAAAGCGGAAAATAATCCGCAAGAAATAGTTAAGTTTTTACAGCAAAACAGAATCGCACCTCTTTTCTTTAGAGGCTCTGTTTTAATATCTCAGAAAGTAATCTCATTTAGTGAGTTTATGGACATGAGATATAAAGATTTTAAGAAAGTAGAAGCTACTTATTATTTCATCCAGAGTATGAAACATGGAAGCGCGAAACCTTCTCAGTCTAAAGATAAAACTAAGCAAGAACTGCAAGGATTAGATACTATAAGTGCAAGTGATTTGAACTTACCTAAAGAATACTTATCTATTTTTTAGATATAATTATCAAAAGGATTTATTTTGGCAACTGTTGAGGAATTAGATTATGAATTAAATTTTAAATGGGATAAGAAAACATTTGAAGGCTTCAATAAATCTCTTCAAAAATCTGTTGCGGGATTTGTAAAACTTGGAGCAGCGATTATTGCTGCACAAGGTGTTGCTTTTTCAATTGCCAAAAGTGTAGCAGACCAAAACGATCAACTAGACAAATTAGCATTAAGACTAAATACAACTACAGAAGAATATCAACGCTTAAAGTTTGCTGCCGAAGATTTTGGAGCAAGTGGCGATGATGTTACAAGTTCACTAAAAAACCTCACTAAAGCCCAAGAAGATATACTAAGAGGTAAAGGCGACATAGAAGCATTTGGAAGACTTGGAATTAATCCAGCAGACTTTCAAAACTCATCTGATTTACTTCTAGCCATAGGTGATTCAATACAAAACATTCAATCAAATTCTGAAAAGATAAATCTACTTGAAAGAATCGGAGTCAGTACAAACTTACTTCAAGCATTAGATAGTGGTAGTGCTAATATAGGAGCGCTTGGAGAAGAGTTTGATAGTTTCGGTGGCACAGTATCAGTAGAACAAAAACGACTCGCTGGAGAGTTTCAAGCGGTATGGCTAAGATCTACAACAGTAATAAGTGGAATGACAAACAAGATAGGCTCTAAGCTTTTAGTAAGTATAAATAAATTTTTACAAGTATTCGTTAAATTTGCTCAAAAGAATATGAAAGAAATAACAGCAGGATTTGATAAGTTTTTTAGAGCGATTACAAAAGCTTCTAAAATCTTATTTATCGTTTTAACAAGAATATTCTCTTTAATATCTAGCATTATAGGATTGATGGGTGGACTTGAAAATGCTGTACTTGTTGCATCCGCTGCTTTTATAGTATTGAAGAGAAGAATGATTCTAGCTTTTGCAGTTCCTCTCTTGATCGGTATAGCGCTATTTGCAATTATAGAAGATATTGTAACAGGGCTACAAGGTAAAGATAGTTTTTTCGGAGACCTATTAAATACACTAAGTTTCATTCCAGAAGCATTGAAAAAGATAAGCTCATGGTTTGATATAATTATAGAAAAAATAGTAAAAATAGGTACTGATATAAAAGAAGCTTTTAGTTTTGATAACATTAGTTTACCAGATATTAGTTTGCCTTCATTTGGAGATATCGGAAGCTCAATAAGCGGATTCTTTGGTGGAACTCCACAAGGTCAAGCAATCACCAATAATATAGGCGGTGCAAGAGATGCGAATATTACGATTAATGTTAGCGGAGCAGATGGGAGTGTTGTAGAACAAATAAACCAGTACTTCCAGCAAACATCAAATAGAATTTTTGGAGATTAAAACATGGCATTAATTCAGATAAGCGGATTCTCTAAGAATGTTTTTGAAAGCGATGAAAGTGGAATCACTGTTGCTTTTGACGGATTCCTTAGTGTCAATCAAGTCGTAAACAATATTGTAACTAAAAGACCTATTGAGGATGGCTTTGACTTAACTGATGCTGTTCATAATAGTCCTACTGTCTTATCGGTTGAAATCATAGTAACTGATACAGCACAGACAATAATTGACAGTAGATCGATTACAAATCTTCCAAACATATTAGGAACTAAATTTGTTCAAACTTATACAAAAAGACAATTAAACAGACTTGATGAAATCTCAAACAATAAAGAAACAATTTCTTTTAAAACAAAATATGGAAATTACAGCGGATACTTTTTAGAGAATTTTGCTTATACAGAATCAGAAGAAGAAGGGCTAAGAATTAGTTTTAATTTATCAGAAAATAGAACTGATGTTGTTGCAGATACTTCACTAAATATAGATGATAGCATAGGATTATGGTCATGATAATAAATTTAGATTTAAACTTTATCAACAAGATTTTAAAAACAAATCAAGCCGAACTCAGATTCAAATACAATACAAATAATGATTATTTCTATTTTGATCTATTTGATTTAGACGGCAATATAATCTCTTATCATAATAAAATAGTCACAGGTTTTCAGTTTCTAGGTTTTAGATTTACTTCTGACACTAATGCAAGTTACGCGACAGCAGAAAATATCTCTGGATTCAAGCTAGTAACAGATGAGTAAATTTTCTACTAGAGACTTAATCGTATCAATAAGAAATAAAGCAATTGACAAGACGATAGAGAATTTAAATATAAGAGTTGTTGCGACTAAGACTCTCGCAAGTGTACCAAATGAAGCAGAAATAGAAATCTATAATCTTAATCAAAACAGCAGAGAAGATTTATATAACAATGTTTATAATTTTACTGAAGATATAGGCAATACAAATATCACTGTAACTTTAGACAATAAGCAGATTTTCACAGGTCAATTAATCAATGTAAATAGCACCTATTCTATTCCAGATGCTGAATGGAAAACAGTTCTATATTGTGGCGATGGATTTAATGCTTTTCGTACTAAGACTAATAGAAAGTTTGATAAAGGTACATCAAGAAAAGATATGGTTGATGAACTTATAGGGGAGCTTGAAAGTGCTGGAGTAGTGGTTAAAGGAGCAATAGAAGGCTTCACAAATTGCACAGATAAAAGTTTACTCAAAGCGATCCTGGTTAATGGTGAAGTCGTATCTAATATAAAACGATTATTGAAAGATTGTTTCAAAGATGTAGATGTTTATGTAGATGAAGAAAAGATAAACATTTTAGTGGAAAAATCAGTTATTAAAAATAATCTAATTGTTATAAACAGTGGATTAATTGAACCGCCAACATTAAGTGAACAAGGCATCAATGCTAAAGTTGTTTTAAATTCTAGCCTAAAGATTGGTGCAGAGTTCCAAGTACAATCAAGAAGTAGAAACATTAGCTTCGGAAATCTTACAATAAACAGACCTAGAAAAAAACAGATAAGTGGTGACGGGATTTATAGAGTGCAAGAATTAAAACACATTGTTGATAATTTCTCCAGTAATGTTGCAACAACTGAGATAATCGGTTTAAACTCAGGGAGACTATAGATGCCAAAAGAAGTAGTACAATCGAATAACGGCATGATTAATTTTATATTCAATGCTATCAATAATTCGTTATTAGAATTAAACACTTCTAACATGGCAACGATAACATCTGTAAGCGATGATAAGACTAAAGTAGATGTAACTATTGACTCAAGCAAAGAAGAAGTGCCAGACATACCATTTGTAACACTACAAGGCGGAGGAAGCTTTTTACAGTTCCCAATAAGCGTAGGGGATAAAGTCTTATTGATTTTTGCAAAAGACACTATAGAAGATTGGTTAAGCGGCGATGATGATTTTATCTTTGATTCTAACTTTGATATAAACAATGCTTTTGCTTTAGTTGGGATAAACAATATTAATCCGATAGAGATTCAAGATTATACGGATTTTAAAATAGATACGATTAAGATCAGAAATGAAAATGAAGAATTAATCACAATTTTAAGTGAAACAACTCAGGCTCTAATCGATACAAGTGATTTGCTATCAACAACAAATGTCGTGATAGCATCTGGCTCTAGTGCCGGAACTTATCCAATCAGTTCACAAGCAGCTTTCACATCACTTAAAACAGCGATAGATGATTTAAAGACAAGACTAGATACATTTAAGGTGTAAATATGGCAACAATGGATTATAAAACAATTGAATATAGTGAAGGCGAATTTGATATAGCAATACCTCTTGAAAAAGTAGTAGCATTTGAAGATTTATTATTTCAACAAGTTGATTTACTTCTTGAAACATGGAAGGGTGAATTTGTTTATGATATTACTCAAGGTATGCCCTATGAAGAAATTTTAGAAAAAAGTTTTGATTTAACTTCAATAGAATCGGTTTATTATGATAGAATTAAGGAATTAGTTTATTTCAAAGATTTACAAGACTTTGCAATAGATATTGATTCGGATAGAAATTATCTAATCAGTTTTGTGGTAGTAGCTCAAAACGATGCAACACAAAACTTTAACTTTTCACTAGGGGTATAAAATGGCAATAATTACAGACAACGGTGTAAATATTGATACATTAGAAGAAGCAGTAAAAAATAACACCGCTTCATACTCTGAAAAAACAGGTGATGTTGATGTATCGCCAAGTAGTGCTTCTGGGGAACTTATCGCGATTACTTCTGAAATGGATGTAAGAAACCAGCAGAATGTAGCAGACGCATTTACTCAAAATACCATTACAGATGCGACTGAATTAAATCTTGACAGCCTAGCTTTAATTAAAAATCAAGCTAGAAAAGAAAATCAATCAAGTATAGTGTTTGTAAAATTCGAGGGAGTGAATACAACAATAGTTCCAAAAGATATTATTCTAGTTTGTAGTGATAACGATGAAGAATTTTTAACAGATTTTGCAGTAACTATAGCAAGTGGTGAAGCTTTTGTGAGTGCTACAAGTGTAAACATTGGAGTGATATGTCCAGCAGAGACAATCAGCCTCAAAACGGCAATCACTGACATTACGAGTGCTACAAATCAAACTGATGCAGAAGTGGGCTTTGATAGTGAAAGTGATTCATCATTAAGAACACGACTTCAATTCATCGGCTCACCATTTACAAACAATCTCAAAGAGGGATTATTTCTAGCTTTAGCAGAATTACAAAATACTACTAAAGTTGCAATACTAGATAACAATACAGACTCTACAATAGATGGAGTACCAGCAAGATATTTTAGTCCTGTTGTTCAGGGTGGGAATCAAGCAGAGATAGCAAGAATTATTTACCGTTATATGGGTGTAGGTAATCCAAGTTTCGGAGATATTAATCAGACAATAATAAGCGATATTGATAGTTCTATATCTTATGTAGTTTCTTATAATATACCTACTGAATTATTAACAGTTGTTGCAGCAACAATCACAACTGCTTCAACATTTAATTCTGATACAGGATTCGATGAAATTAGAGATAATATTGTAGCTTATTTTGATTCACTAAAGATTGGAGAAGATGCGATTATTCAGAAAGTTGAAGCAGTTTGTTTTATTCAAGGAGTGACAGCAGTGAGTATTCTTCTAAATGGTTCAGCAGTTAGTCTCAACTCTACTTTTAAAGAATTGTTTGTAACTAATCTATCTAATGTGACAGCCTCATGACATTTCAAGATTTAGCAATTAGCAGAATTACTCCAAAATTTGCAAATGCTAATAACTATAAAAATATTGTAAGATTCACGACAAGCATATTTGATAAAACTGTAACAGATATAGAACTAATAAAAGATTTAAAAAACTTAAACTCTGAAAGCACAATAGTATTGGATGAATTAGGGAAACTTTTAGGCATATACCCAAGACCGATATTGGAAGTTGGCACAACTGGCGATGGCTTTATGCAGTGGGATGTTTTAGGTTGGGATACTACACCTTTCTTTACTCTTGGAAGTGAAGATATCAGACCTTTAACAAATCTTGAATATTCAAGACTTTTAAGAGCAGTTGCAACTCTGATGACTTTCAATGGAACAATTGATGAATGGTCAAGTCTTATTGGAAAACTTGCAGATGCTTCAGTATATATAGTTAATAAACCAAGCTCTTATGATATTGTAATATTAAAAACATTAACACAAATAGAGAAAAATCTGCTAGAATTTCTTTTAGATAAGATTGACAATCTAACAGTAAAAAAAGGTTTTTTAGGAACTTCTGATAATCAGCCTTTTCAATGGGATGTAACATCTTGGGATACGGTCTCTTTTATAGAGCCGTGGTAAATTAAAATAAAGGACAAATAAATGGCTATATCTAACCCGAACTTAATAGACGGTATTGATCTAAACGGAACAAATCAAGGTACACCGGCAACAGCATTAGTTGATGACGGATATCTCTTTCAATCAATACCAAAATCAGCAGACATGAATAGATATTTCAAAGAGATATATAGAGGCATGCACTTCTCTAAAGAAAGCGGAGTATGGCAATATGATGCTGCGGTGTCTTATAAGAAACATGCTAGAATGATGAGAGATCAAAACATCTACCGTTCTCTATCTGACGGGAATCAAGGTAATGATCCTTTATCTGCTCCTACTTTTTGGCAAATTGACCAGTGGAGAATGAATACAACAACTCACAATATAACAGCAGATAGTGATTATACTTTAACTTCCGAACAAAATAATTTTGGAAAAGTAATCATCACTGATACTGGAGTAGTTTTGACTGGTGCGATTAATATCATAATGAGCGATGAAGAGAAAGATTTTATTATTCATAATGATACAGCTCAGATATTAACAGTTAAAACAAGTGCCGGAACTGGTATCGCAATTGATGTTGGTATTAAAGCTTGGTTAGTTTGTGATGGAACTAATGTAATTGAAGCAGTTGATACTACAGAAATAGGCTCTAATCAAACATGGCAAGATGTAACGGCTAGTAGAGCAAACGGAGTTACATATACAAATACTACTGGAAGACCTATTCAAGCAAATCTAATATTTTATAATACTGCAGGAAATAAGACGATGACAATCGCAGGAAATACAATAACAGTCGCAACAGGTGGACAGTATAATAACACAACTGTTATCGTGCCAAATGGAGCAACATATATTCAAAATGGATTAGATGCAAATAATTGGAATGAATTAAGATAAAAAGGGAAATAATGAAATACTTTAAAGATGAAAACAACAAAGCTTGGGTTTATGAAGATGATGCGAAAGAATATCAGATAGAGGATGGATTAACTTCCATTACAGAAGCTGAGTTTTTAACTATTACAAATCCGCCATTAACACAAGAACAATTAGATGCAATAGCAAAACAAGATAAATTAAATGCTATTGCGACAATCGCAGTAAAAACACAAGCAGGAAATATTTTTGATGGACATGATGATGCTAGAAACAATATGCTATCAGCATTAAGAGAAGCAGACACATCAAACGAAACAGAAACACCGTTTTGGATATTAGCAGATAATTCAAAACTGAAGCCTTGCACCTATGCGGAAATTGAAGAAGCTCATGGGTTAGCAATTAGAGCAAAAGGGGTTATCCTCGATGGATAAATATTGCAAGAAGATAGGCTGTTAATCTCACTACTTCTATTAAATATTAGTAGTGAATTGAGATATAAAATAATAAGGTTTAGACATGAACGAAGAAGAATCAAAAATACCAAAGAACTATAAAAGCTGGTTTGCATTTGTCACTTTTTTATCGGCATTTGCTTATTCGGTTTTTTCTGACAAAACAGAGCCTATTGTTTATACTACTGGTTTATTCTTTGTTGTTATCACCATAGCCTTCATGCTGAGAAGTGAAGAACTTTTACAGCTTATAAAAATCGTGGTAGAAAGGTTTAAAAAGTAATGTCAAGCTTTAATATAAAAGACTATATGCTCTTAGCTTTAGGACTAATTATCATAGGTCTATTATGGTCAAGAAA